TCAAAAAACACAAATGCCGCGTGAATAATAGGCGTCGGCGCCTTTCCCGTCCGGTACGTCTCCGGGTCGAAGAATATAGAGCGCAGCGCCTCGCGGGTCTGTTTGAATATAGGTTGCCAGCGTCCCCACCTCGCGTCCGTTACGTGCTGCCATGATAGCGGAAAGGCGTTTTTCTGCCCCCGCCTCAAGGTCTGGCACCGGCCAGCGTCGGCCCCTATCGTTCCTAAAAAACGGTTTCCCGGTTTCCTCGTCTCGTTCAATGACGCCGCAATCGTTCCCGCATTCGCGTTCAAACCATCGGCGCAGCGTATTGGATATTTTGCGCAGTTTTTTCACCTCTTCAGCGGTAAAACCTAAGCCGGTGAGGGTGTTTTCCAGATGCTGGCGGCGGATAAATTCGGCTTTTGTCGTCATTTGCTTTTTCCTTGGGAGTAATCAACCTTTTTCACGTCCCCGATATTGTCAAAAGGCTTAATGTGTTTCGCGATTGATATGGCCTCGCGCTCATTTGTTGCAAAAACCAATATCGTTGGATGACAAAAGCCTTTGCTACCCCTAAAAATTGGCAGAGCGATCAAAAAATGTGATTTTTGTGTTTCCATGATTATTCATCACCTAGTCAGTGCGGGCATGTCGCCCCGAAAGCCCAGCACGCCGGGCTTTAATGGTTCACGCGGAAAGGTGGAAGCGCTCAATAGTGTCCACCTTGAAACCTTTGGGCGCGTAGTGTGCTGCGAAATGAGCTAACACGGTGGCAAGGTCAGGCCCGGCAAAGCGCATGGTTCCGCGCTCGGTGTCCGTGGTGTAGTGGATTGAATACACCGCGCGGGGTATGGTGTAAGGCATCATTCCTCCTTTTTTGTCAGATAAGCCCGGATTCCCTTGTAGGTGTGTGGCACGCCGAGTGCCTTGCATGTGTTTTTTACCCCTTCGCCGTCCTTGTCGGCGGTGCCGTCAATTAGGCCGTGAATTACTTTTTCTGCTAGTTGCTCGGGCGTCATCCGTGCCGCGACGAAGGCGTAGTTCGGCAAGGTAAAAAGGTATGTATATTGCCCCGACAAAACCGTTAAAAAGCGGTCTTTGTTCATCATTCCCCCCTCGCCTTGGCGATTGCGGCTCGCGCAGGCTCTAAAATGTCATACCTTTGCTTGCCTGAATAATTGGTTCCGACATGTGGCACCACATGCAAAAGGGCTTGTAACAATTCCGGGGCGGCGGCGATTAGTCTAGCGTTGTCTTGCGTGCTCGCGTTGCAAACAAACGGGCCGTTTTTTACGCCAGACTGTTCCGCTAAAGAGCAGTGCGCAAAGACGTAAAATGATTTTTCCGGGTCAGTGTGCCACGGCCCCGGCGTGTGCTTACTCATGGCGCACCTCAACCGGGCAGGCCACAGCGGGCGTGAGAACAGCATCGACGGCAGCGGTTGCTTTGTTGCCGCCCCACCAGCCTACAGCCGAAAAAAAGCCAATTAAAATTGCGGTAGCGATCATTTTTTTTGTCCTCGTCAGTGTGTGGGCAATCTCGCCCCCTATGCCCTAAGGGCATAAGGGGGAGACTGTGCCGTTACTCAAACCACGCATAAGCGGCATTACGTTGCCGCTGCTTGTCTTCCGCCTCATCTTCGGCGCGTTGGCACTCTCTGTTCCATTGGGCAGCAGAGATAAGCCCGGAGTCACGCAAAGCATCGAGCCGGTCAATCTCGCGGAATAATTCCTCTTCAATCCATAGTTCCATTTTTCACCCCTTAGCAAAAAGTCGGCAACCCGGCCTCGTTGCGCACATACACAAGCGCCCCTGCGTCACCGTCAGCGGCGGCTTGCAATGCCTGCAAGGTCTCGCCGTCGCGGTTCCAAAGCCAGTTTTCTAAGCCATCCTCTGTGACGGTTTCGCCGGGGGTGCCGATACCGGCGGCCAGTTGCTCTGTCCACAATGCGCGGGCGAGATCGCGGGCGGATAAAGTCAGTTTTTCGGGTCTCATTTTTTTAACCTTTAAAGTGTGTAAGCGATCAACAGCAACAACCCGACCGCCCACAAAATCACGCAGATATATGCAATCGGGCCGTTATCGTCAGGCTCAACAGCGGGAAAAAGCTTGTCGTGCGGGTTACTCATTACACACCCCCAACAGCGCCGCCGCATCCGGCTGTTTGACCGTGACCGTATAGCCCAGCTCGCGGATTATGCGCAGGGCGTCGCCGGTGATGGTTTTGGTGCCCGCAAGCCGGGCGAGTAGTGAGGCCGTGGGGCAAGCGGGGTAGATAGTCGGCACCCCGTAGACGTGGCGCACCTCTATAGTTATTTGCATGTCTTAGTCTCCCGATAAAGCCCCCCGAGGGGGCTTTGTGTTTAATCAACCCGCCCGGTAATTGTGTTGATGACGTGCCGCACGTCCGCGAGCAACTGAGCGCCGATTAGTGCATCAGCGCCGTCGACGCATGTGTAATCGCCCCGCTCGAGGCGTATGTCGGCACCCGATATATTCGGGTTAATGAATGTCTCGCGCTCAATAAATGAGGCGACCGCGCTTTCTGCGTGCGCGTCCGTGTCAGATAGATAAATGGTGATAAGCATGTCAACCTCCCGTTAAAGGCACCAACAGCGGCGCCATGGGTTGCACTGTAATAGATCAGTCAGCACAGGTCAAGGGGCAACAGGTAGATTTTTATCAGGCAAGGTGACATGTGCCGGAGGGTGTAAGGGTATTACGTACGTGCAAGCTTGCCATGTGCGCTATGTGTACCCTATTGTTGTTACTGTGTAGGCATACAGTGAGGGGCAAGAGATGAGCGACGGGGATAAGTGGGACGGGATAGACCCGGCAGGCAAGAGGCCGGGCAAGACAACAGGTAAGAGGGAGGGCGCGGCGGGGAAGGGAAAGGGCGAAGCCCAACGGCTCAAAGGGATCAGCCCAAAGAGAGCAAGAGAGGCAAGACAATACCTAGAGAGTATCAATCCCGCACAAGTCGCACATATGCTCACAGGATCAAGCAAGGCACTGACAGCTAAGCAGAGGGCATATGCGTATCACGTCGCGCAGGGAGCGACTAAGGCTGAGGCGTATCGTACCGCCTACAAGAGAGACGCTACCAAGGCAACAATACTCACCGCACCTTATCAGCTCGCTGCAAACCCTATAATTGCTCGCGAGATAGAGGCATACAAGCTCGCTCAGGAGGCGAGCAAACATCGCACCGCGGAAGACCTAAGAAGCCTTGTAATTCAAACACTTGTGCAGCAGGTGATCGACCCGGACTGCCCGCCAGCAGTGCGTACGCAGGCGGCAAAAACGCTCGGCAATGTGACGGAGGTCGCTGCATTCACCGAGCGCAAAGAGAGCATCGTTCATCATAGCAGCGACAAACTGCGCGCACAAATACTCGAGCAAGTGCAGGCACTCATGCAACCCCGGCAAGTAGCAGGCGAGACAATCGAGCAGGACGCGGCGAGCTTGCTAGATGAGCTCTCAGCATCACGGCAAGACTCAGACGGCCCCAGCCCATCGGCGCAGGACAGCACCAACGGCACCGACACGCCCAAGCTAAGTGATTGATTCGACAGGGGTATTCATAATCCAGCAGGGAGCGCACCCACCGGCCGGGCACCCCCCACGGACGGGAATGACGGCCCCTAGCTCCTATGAATACTATTCCAGCCAAATAATTTGTATTCCCCACAAATGACATCTATTCCCCACAAACGAAGTGTTCTTGAACCTATTCCCCACAAATGAGTGCTATTCCCCACCAGCAAGCACTCCCCCCGGCCGATTGCTACCCGACCCTAGACTGGCGCGGCTGGGGGGGTACCACTATATATAGTGGTGTGGTGTCGAAAAACACGGGGTTTTATAAAGGGTACCCACTATATATAGTGGTTGGGTCTCTGGCGGGGGGTGTTGTTTTTGGTGTGGGGGCTACCCCACCCCTGTCGATTTGGGGATGCCCCCGGTGTATGGAGCCGAGATATGAGTGATAGCCGTATAGAGTTTGGAGACTGTAGAGACACGATGCGCCGATGGGCTGCTGAAGGCGTGAAGGCGCAGATGTGCGTAACTTCACCGCCGTACTTCGGCCTACGAGATTATGGGCACGAAGGACAGATTGGGCTGGAGCAGACGCCAGAGGAATACATCGCCGCGATGGTCGAGGTGTTCCGCTGCGTGCGCGACGTGCTGGCCGACGATGGGACGCTGTGGCTGAACATCGGGGATAGCTATGCGAGCAACCCGGCCAGCGGAGGCGCGCAGTCCAGCAAGATGACGGGCGGAGAACACAAGCGCACGCCCGCTGAACGCAAATACCAGCGCCCGGACGGACTGAAACCCAAAGACCTAATCGGCATCCCTTGGATGCTGGCCTTTGCCCTTCGCGCCGATGGTTGGTATCTGCGGCAGGACATCATCTGGCACAAGCCAAACCCAATGCCAGAGTCGGTGCGCGACCGCTGCACCAAGGCGCATGAGTACATCTTCCTGCTGTCGAAGTCGGAGCGGTATTTTTTTGACAGCAAGGCGATGCAGGAGCCAGCGATAACGGTTGGTGACACCAGACACCTTCGTACCGACAAAACAGCCGAGGCCAGATTGTCGCCATCTGGGAGAATGAACAGCGGGAAGCCGCAGGGCGAAACCCGCAACCGACGCAGCGTCTGGTCAGTCGCCCCCCGCCCCTACAAAGGCGCTCACTTTGCAACCTACCCCCCCGCGCTAATTGAACCTTGCATCCTTGCAGGATCACGCCCCGGCGATGTGGTGCTTGATCCGTTCATGGGAAGCGGAACGACTGCAATGGTCGCTGTTCAACATGGCAGAAAGTATTTGGGCTGTGAGTTGAATCCAGCTTACGAGGCGTTGCAGAAAGAGCGGCTTGCTGGAGTTCAGGGTTTATTGTTGTGACGCCTAAGAAAATTCAGTGGCGGAAGGTGTTTGGCCGGAAGGTGGATTACAACCCGTTGATGACTTGGACGCGGAGTAGTCCTACGGCTGAGCAGTGTAAGGAGATGTGTATGACGCCTGTACAGCGAGACATGTACATCATGATTGATGAGTTCTGGAAGCGGTTTGGTTGTGGCCCGACGTACCGGGAGTTGGCTACGTTGCGTGAGACGACGTTGGGTAACACGAAGCGTGTGGTTGATCGGTTGGTGAAGTTGGGTGTGGTGAAGCGTGTTCCGAACATGGATCGGAGTTTGAGGCCGTCTTACATGGCGTTTAAGAGTGGAGAGTTTGATGATTAGATATTTTAGAGAGGGGCAGTTTCCTGAGGCTGGATTGAACTTTGGTCTTCGTCGGCATGGGTTTGTGTTGTGTTGGATGTGGCCCAATTTTGCCAAGGCAACAGTGACGCGCTGGAGGCTTAGGTTTCGTGCGATAGATGCGCCGAGGTTTTTGTGGAAGCGCGAGACTATGGCGTTGGAAGAAATTGTTTTGCGTGGCGGGGAAAGAGTGTTGGTGTCTTTAGATGCAGCACAAGACGCAAAGATTGATATTCATAAATCAACAGTTGTGGCGTTGCCATTTAATCTGGCTGATGGAGAGCTTGCTTGGCGCAAAGAACAGATGAAAGATGTTGCTATGAAGAAGTTTTTGGATAGGTTTGATGGGATGATTTTTGGCATGACAATACAGGACAAAAAGTCAAAATGACTGATCTCGCGGCTCTGATCTCAAAGCTACCAGAACAAGAACAGCAGAAGTTGCTGGCTCAGGTGAGTGCATATAAGGAAGCGGTTGAGCGTGAGAAGGCTCAGGCTGACTTCATGGCGTTCGTGAAGATGATGTGGCCGTCGTTTATCCACGGTCGCCACCATGCACTTATGGCTAAAAAGTTTGAGGACATTGCCGCTGGTAAGTTGAAGAGGCTCATAATCAACATGCCTCCTCGGCACGCTATAATGTTAGATATGAAGATACCTACATTGAGCGGTTGGAAAACGATGGCTGACCTTGCAGTTGGCGATTACGTATTTGGGCCAGATGGAATACCTACGGAAGTTCTTGGCAAGTCAGAGGTATTTCATAACAGGGAAATCTATCGCGTCACCACAGATGATGGCTTTAGCTTAGACGTTGATGGAGAGCATCTTTGGACTGTAAGGTTGAGCCGAAAACATGATGTTTATAACGATTTCACCACAGAAGAATTGTGGCGTCGGCAAAACGGCGAAGTGTTGCGGATGGGCAGAGGTGGTGAAACTCACTTCTTAGAAGGCAAGTCCAAATCGCCAAGACTGCCAAGGCTCCCCGATGTTAGCCCAGCATGTTACGCACCTGAACAGCTTCTGATTGACCCCTACGTTCTTGGCGTATGGCTTGGAGATGGACACAAGAATCAAGGAATTATTACGTGCAAGGAAGATGACCAAGCCGGAATACGGCCTATGTTTGAGGCGCTTGGATACAAAACGACCGATCAAGCAACTCCAATGACGTTTGGCGTTCTCGGGTTGAAAGAAAAGTTACGAGAGCTTGGCGTACTTGGAAACAAACACATTCCAAAACAATATCTTACGGCCAGCACAGACCAACGTCGATGGTTGTTGAAAGGGCTGATGGATACAGACGGAAATGTATCCAAAGCCGGGCAATGTTTTTTTGCTCAAAGCAATTTGGAAATAATCAATCAGGTGCGAGAGCTTCTTGCAAGCCTCGGAATCAAGAATTCACTAATCTCCACAGAGGCCAAGATTGGTGACAAAAGTTATGGCGAAACATGGAGACTCAGTTTTTATGCATCAAACATTGCGCATTTAGATAGAAAAGAAAGCCGAACTATAAAGCATCAGCCAAGGTTTGGTAGATACATCAAAATTGAAAAACTTGCTTACACAGGCAGCACACAATGCATACGTGTAGCGCGTCCAGACGGATTGTTTTTGGCCGGTGAAGGTTACATTTGCACGCACAACACCAAATCGGAATTTGCTTCCTATCTTTTACCGGCTTGGTTCTTGGGCAAGTTTGCCCAGAAGAAAGTTATTCAGTGCTCTAACACGGCTGAGTTGGCGGTTGGCTTTGGCCGGAAGGTGAGGAACCTTGTCGGCTCCGAGCACTATAAACGAGTGTTTCCTGACGTTGATCTGCGAGCAGATAGTAAGGCAGCCGGTCGTTGGGATACTTCACATGGCGGCAGCTACTTTGCTATCGGCGTTGGCGGTACGGTGACAGGCAAAGGTGCCGACCTTTTAATCATCGATGACCCGCACTCCGAGCAGGAAGCCAAGTTAGCGCAAGGTGACCCGACTGTATTTGACGGCGTGTATGAGTGGTACACCTCTGGCCCACGGCAACGTCTCCAGCCGGGCGCGGCGATTGTTATCGTAATGACGCGCTGGAGTGACAAAGATTTGACCGGCAAGGTGTTGAGAAATTCCCGGACAGAGGACGAATGGGAAGTGATTGAACTCCCAGCCATCATGCCTTCCGGCAAGCCTTTGTGGCCCGAGTTTTGGAGCCTGCCAGAACTGGAAGCACTGAAAGACGAACTGCCAGAATACAAGTGGAACGCCCAATACCAACAAAACCCGACCGGCGAAGCAGGCGCTATCGTCAAGCGCGAATGGTGGAGACGGTGGGATAGGGAAAGACCACCGCCGTGTGAGTTCATCATCCAGTCATGGGACACGGCTTTTACCAAGAACGAACGATCCGACTACTCGGCCTGCACCACATGGGGCGTGTTTCACTTGAATGAAGACCCGAACGACGTAAATATCATCCTGCTAGATGCTTTTCAGGACAAGTGGGAGTTTCCAGAACTCAAGCAACAAGCCCACGCCTCATGGAAAGAATGGCAACCAGACGCATTCATTATCGAAGCCAAAGCTGCGGGCGCTCCATTGATATTTGAACTGCGGCGTATGGGGATCCCCGTCAGCGAATATACGCCCAGCCGTGGCAATGATAAGTTTGCCCGCATAAACTCAGTTACAGATTTGTTTTCATCAGGTAAGGTGTGGGCACCAGATACCCGGTGGGCCGATGATGTCATTGAGCAAATGGCAAGATTCCCAAATGCCGAACACGATGACCTTTGTGACTCGGCGGTTCAGGCTTTGATTCGGTTTAGGCAAGGTGGGTTTTTGCGCCTACAATCGGACGAGGAAGACGAACCTATATTTCATCGTCGCAGACCGGCTTATTACTGAGGGTAGCGTATGCCTACGAATTTTGACCGCGCGTTATATAGCAATGTTCCGCCGCTTAACTTGGCCGACGAGCCAGAGATTGAGATCGAGGTGGAAGAACCGGAGTCCATGACGATTGGAGTGGATGGCCTTGAGATTGAACTGTCTCCGCAAAGCCCAACGGCAGATGATTTTGACGCGAACTTGGCTGAGTTTATGGATGAAGGTGATCTACAGACTCTCGCTTCTGATCTTGTTGCTCTCGTTGATGCTGATATAAACAGCCGCAAAGATTGGGTAGAAACATTCGTCAAAGGACTCGATGTTCTTGGCTTGAAGTATGAAGAACGTACTGAGCCATGGTCGGGTTCGTGTGGCGTGTTTTCTACGGTTCTCACCGAAGCCGCAATTCGTTTCCAGAGCGAGTGCATCACCGAAACTTTCCCGGCAGCAGGCCCGGTGAAGACGGTCATCGTGGGTGAAGTAACGCAGAAAACCACGGATGCCGCAGACCGCGTTCGTGATGATATGAATTACCAGCTCACCGAGGTAATGCAGGAATACCGTCCAGAACATGAACGGGCACTGTTTAACCTTGGCCTCTGCGGCGCGGCATTTAAGAAAGTCTATTTTGATCCGACGCTGGATCGCCAAGTGTCCATGTTTATTCCGGCAGAAGACATGATCCTGCCGTACGGCGCATCAAGCTTGCTGACTTCCGAGCGCGTGACACACATCATGCGTAAGACCAAGAACGAAGTCAGAAAGCTGCAAGTTGCTGGTTTTTATAGAGATATTGACCTTGGCGAGCCGATTCGGTTTGCGCCAGAGATTGAGAAGAAAAAGTCAGAAGAAGACGGCATCTCTGTCATTGACGACGAGCGGTATCAAATCTTTGAGATTCATGCTGAATATGACCTACCCGGCTATGAGCATGAAGACGGAATCGCGTTGCCGTATGTTATTACGATTGACCGCGGCACAAATCAAGTGCTGGCAATCCGTCGTAACTGGAAGGAAAAGGACAAGACCTACGGGCGGCGGCAGCACTTCGTTCAATATACCTATATACCCGGCTTTGGAGCCTATGGCTTTGGCCTGATTCACCTGATCGGCGGGTATGCAAAGGCAGGCACTTCGTTGATTCGCCAGTTGGTTGATGCCGGTTCATTGGCAAACCTGCCCGGTGGATTGAAGTCTCGTGGTCTTCGAGTCAAAGGAGACGATACGCCTATCGCTCCCGGCGAGTTCCGAGATGTGGATGTGCCCTCTGGCAGCATCAGGGACAACATTATGCCGCTGCCCTACAAGGAGCCGAGCCAAGTATTGATGGCTTTGTTGGGCAATATCACCGAAGAAGCGCGACGTTTGGGCGCAATTTCCGACATGAAGATCAGCGATATGTCGGCCAATGCCCCGGTAGGTACGACGTTGGCACTGTTGGAGCGGCAACTCAAGACCATGAGTGCGGTTCAGGCGCGGGTGCATTTCGCCATGAAGCAAGAGTTCAAGCTTCTGCGCGGGATTATTCGTGATTACACCCCGAGCCAATATGACTACACCCCTGAAAAGGCGGATCGTAAGGCCAAGAGAGAGGACTATGACCTCGTAGAAGTGATCCCGGTATCTGATCCGAACAGTTCTACGATGGCGCAGCGGATTATGCAGTACCAAGCAGCCATTCAACTGGCTCAAGGTGCGCCGCAAATCTACGACTTACCGGCTTTGCACCGTCAAATGCTGGAAGTGCTGGGCATCAAGAACGCCGATAAGCTGGTTCCGCTGGCAGATGACATGAAACCGCGTGATCCAATCAGCGAAAACATGGCATTTTTGACTGGCAAGCCGACAAAAGCGTTCATTTATCAAGATCACGACGCTCATATCGCCTGCCACATGTCCATGATGCAAGACCCGGTACTGATGGCACAGGTGGGACAGTCACCAATGGCCCAGCAAATGCAATCTGCCATTATGGCTCACGTTGCAGAGCACTTGTCCTTTGTCTATCGCAAGCGCGTGGAAGAGCAATTGGGTGTGCCGATGCCAAAACCCAACGAAGACCTGCCAGAAGATGTGGAAGTACAGCTTTCCCGGCTGGTGGCACAGGCTTCTACGCAAGTTTTGGCGCAAAGCAAAGGCCAAGCAGCGCAGCAACAAGCCCAGCAGCAGGCACAAGACCCGCTTATTCAGATGCAACAAGCCGAATTGCAGATCAAAGCGCAAGAAGTTCAGCGAAAAGCGGCAAAAGACCAGCAAGACGCGGCATTGGCGCAGGGCCGTCTGCAAGTGGAAGCACAAAGAGCGCAGGCGCAGGCCGAGGCAGAGCGTTTGCGTATCAGTTTGCAAGCGGAACAGCAGCAGGATGACCAAGTGCGTGAGTTTATTGACCGAATTATGAACCAATCGGCTATCCAATAATGGAAGAAAAGGTATTAGCACACGTTGCTTCTAAAATAGAGGAACGTATTACGCAACTCACCGAGGCTATGGCCGACGGCACGGCCAAAGACTTTGCTGAATATAGGTATATGTGTGGGACTATCCGGGGTCTGAGTCTCGCGCATTCGGAAGTACAAGACCTCGTGCGACGTATAAGGGAACTAAACGATGAGTGAGCTGTTAATCAGTGATGGTCAAACGGAAACTGTGTTGCCTGAAACCGCCGAGGAAAAGGCCAAGCAGTTGCCGGAACCCAAAACCTATCACTTGCTGTGTGCATTGCCGGAAATTCAAGAAACTACGGATGGCGGCATCATTAAGTCAGCGCAGAGCATCCATTACGAAGAAGTGCTGTCCCCGGTGTTGTTTGTAGTCAGCATTGGGCCGGATGCTTATAAGGATGAAAAGCGTTTTCCGAGTGGCCCGTCATGTAATGTGGGTGATTTTGTGTTGGTTCGTCCTAACACTGGCACCCGCGTCAAGATTCATGGCCGTGAGTTTCGTATTATTACCGATGATTCCGTAGAGGCAGTGGTTGCCGACCCGAGAGGAATTAAACGTGCGTGAGGAAAATATGAGCGAAAAAAGTGCAGATCAAAACCAAGTTGTGTACGATGCAAATACTTTGACCCTAGCAATTCAAGATATGTTTGATTGCCAAGAAGGGCCGTTAAAAAGTAAATATGCTATGCAAGATGGCAAAGCAACTGCACACAAAGATGGGCAAATGCAGTATCAATATATTACGCATAGCGTTTCTATGATGCATGAAGATAGTTGCTTGGCTCAAAAACAAATAGCAAAAAATTTACACGATAAAATAAAAGCAATGCCAAGCACAGTTCTAGTGTGGAGAATTAAGCCTGAATACAGCTGTGTTGAAACAGAAAGCAAAAAGCATCACACAATCAGGATGAGAGTTGGTTTTCCGTATCTTACAGAGCGTCAAGTGCTAGAAGCATTTGAAGCGGATGGCATGAATGTTAGTGCAAACAAGGAGGGGTGCCATGTCAACGTATAAATATGGAAATGAAGAATCTCCAAAATCGCAATCCGAAGACAAAGTGGAGTTTGAAGTAGAGGGCGAAGCTGAACCGGAAATTGAAATCGTTGATGACACCCCGGAGGCCGACCGTAATCGCAAGCCGATGGAGGAGCCGCCTAAAGAGTTCAGCGATGATGAAATTGCGGCTTATAACGAGACGGTTCAAAAGCGGATCAAGCATTTCACCAAGGGCTATCACGAAGAGCGCCGTGCCAAGGAGGCAGCCCTGCGCGAGCGTGAAGAGGCGCTGCGTGTTGCTCAGGCAATGGTGGAAGAAAACAAACGCCTGAAAAGCACGGTTACGCAGAACCAAGAAGCTCTGCTAGAGCAGGCAAAACGTGCCACTCAAGCGGAGCTGGAAAAGGCCAAGGAAGAGTATAAGAAAGCCTATGATATGGGCGATTCGGATGCTCTTGTGGCCGCACAAGAAAGCCTCACGGCTGCCAAAATTAAGGCAGATCGGGTAGCTAACTTTAAGCTGCCTCCTTTACAAGAGGAAGAGCCTAAGCTAAAACCAGAGCAACCCGAGCCGGTATTCGATAAACGCGCCGCAGAATGGGCGTCAAAGAATACTTGGTATGGAAATAATGAAGCAATGACGACTTATGCGTGGTCGTTGCATGATGAAATGACGAAACAGGGCATTCCGCCCGGTTCGGATTATTACTGGAACAAGCTGGATGCGGAAATTCGCCAGCGGTATCCAGAGCACTTTGACCCTTCTGATGCGCCTTCTCAGAAGAAAGCACCTGTAGTGGCTCCGGCCACGCGCAGCACAGCGCCCAAAAAGATCGTGCTGACGAAAACGCAGGTAGATGTCGCCCGGCGGCTTGGCCTCACTCCTGAAGCCTATGCCAAAGAGGTTGCGAAACTTAATCAAAGGAATGTTTGATGGAAAAGCAAATCAGAACGACTCGTGAAAATGAAACCCGTACCGCTGTGGAGCGCCCGGATCGGTGGCGTCCTGCACAGTTGCTACCCACTCCTAACCCGGAGCCGGGATACAGGTTTAAATGGATTCGAGTTTCCATGATGGGCAAGGACGATCCGAAGAACATTTCTAACAGCTTTGCCGAAGGCTGGGAGCCTGTGAAGCTTTCCATGCACCCGGAAGTCAAACTGTTTTCGTTCGGTGAAAGCCGTATTCCAGACAGTATTGAAGTCGGTGGCTTGTTGCTTTGCAAGATTCCAGAAGAGTTCATGGAGCAGCGTTCCGCGCACTATCAGAACGTGGCGGATCAAGCGATGCAGTCCGTGGATAACGATTACATGAAACAGAACGACCCGAGGATGCCGGTCTTCAGAGAGCGTCAATCTTCGAGTACGTTCGGACGACGATAAACATTAGGAGAGAAACATGCCTTATCCGACCGTTTCGATCCCGTATGGCTTGGCACCTGTCAATCGTATTGACGGCATGCCCTATGCTGGAGCCACTCGGGCAATCCCGATTGCTGTGGGTTACGCCACGGCGATCTTCAATGGCGACACCGTGAAACTGGACACCTCCGGTTTTCTGGTTGCCGACACTGGCACCAATAACGCGACCCCGGTTGGCGTGTTGGTGGGCGTTGAGTACATCAATGCGCAAGGTCAGCGGATTTTTGGTCAGTACTATCCGGCCTCCGCGTCGACCTCGTCCTTCCCTGCCCGCGCGTTTGTGATTGATGACCCGATGGTAGCCTTTAAGGTTGCCGTGGTGTCGTCTGGCACGACCATTGGCTCGGTTGGCCGCGCAGCGATTGGTGCCAACATGGCTTTGGTGCAGACCGCAGGCAGCACCGCAACCGGCGATTCGTATGTCGCCGTGTTGTCGTCCAGCCCCGCAACCACCAACACCCTGCCGGTGCGTGTGATTGATGTGGTGCCGGAAACCGCCACTGGCGCAGACGCGTTCACGGAAGTGATCGTTAAGATCAACACCCACCAGTACAACAGCACGACTGGTATCTAAGGAGCTAAATCATGGCAATTTCACGTTCCCAGCTACTCAAGGAACTGCTCCCGGGCCTGAACGCGCTGTTCGGTCTGGAGTACGCCCGTTACGGCGAAGAGCACAAAGAAATCTACGAAACCGAATCTTCGGAACGTAGCTTTGAAGAAGAAACCAAGCTGTCCGGTTTCTCCGCTGCTCCGGTCAAGCAAGAAGGCCAATCCATGCAGTATGACAACGCGCAGGAAGCATGGACTGCACGGTATAACCACGAAACCATCGTCAGCGGTTTTGCGATCACCGAAGAAGCCATTGAGGACAACCTCTATGATTCTCTGTCGGCTCGTTACACCAAGGCGCTGGCCCGTTCGATGGCTTACACCAAGCAAGTCAAAGCGTCCTATGTGTTGAACAACGCTTTCTCAACCACCGTGACCTACGGTGATGGAAAGTCGCTGTGCGCCACGGATCACCCGCTGGTCTCTGGTGGCACCAACAGCAATCGCCCCACCATCGGCGCAGACCTGAACGAGACTTCGTTGGAAAACGCAGTCATTCAGATCGCCGGTTGGACGGACGAACGCGGCCTGTTGATCGCCGCCAAGCCCCGCAAGCTGATTGTTCCCCCTCAGTTGCAATTCGTCGCCACCCGCCTGCTCGGCACGGAACTCCGCGTCGGCACCACGGATAACGACATCAACGCGCTGAAAAACAACGGCTCGATCCCGGAAGGCTACACCGTCAACCACTGGCTTACCGACCCGAACGCGTGGTTCCTCATCACCGACGTTCCGAATGGGCTGAAACACTTCGTGCGTACGCCCATGCAGACTGGAATGGATGGAGACTTCGATACGGGCAATGTTCGTTATAAGGCCCGCGAGCGGTATTCGTTCGGAGTGAGCGATCCGCTCGGTATCTTCGGTTCGCCCGGTTCAAGCTGATGTAAAATCAAATACTTACGAGTGTTTGGAGGGGCCGAAAGGCCCCTTTTTCATGCCTGTTTGCTTTTTGTTGGTGCCGGTGGTACATTACGTTCCGTAGCTTTGTATCGCATGGAGACGACTATGACACAGGTAATCTACAAAATCATCAATCTGGTGAATGACAAATTTTATGTTGGAAGCACAAACAACAAGAAGGTGCGGTTTAGGCAGCACCGTAAATTGCTTCGAGGAAATCGACACCATTGCAAGCATCTTCAAGCCGCATGGAACAAGTATGGTGAAGACAAATTTGATTTTCGCGTCATAGAAGAAGTAAGCACTGGAATGTCCTTGCAAGAAGTAGAGGATAAATACTTGCAAGAACACGTAGGTAAGCCATATTGCTACAACAGTGGATATTCTTCACAAGCCCCTTGGAGGAATGCTCCTGCTCATGTAACGCCAAATTTTGGGAAAGCCGTTAGTGAAGAACAAAAGCAAGCCATTTCAACAACGCTGAAAGCTTTCTACGCAGAGAACTACTACAACCATCCGCGCGTAGGGAAATTGCATTCCGAAGAGACAAAAGCAAAAATCAGTGCAAGCAAGAAAGGCCAAAATGCCGGTGAAAGCCATTACCGTTACGGCCAAGTGTTGTCTCCAGAAGTGCGCGCAAAAATCAGTGCTACACAAGCTGGCAGGCCAAGCCCGCGCAAGGGGAAAAAAATGTCTGAGCAAGGGCGCAATAACGTCAAAGCTGCCGTCAAGCGTGGAGAAGAATCACATTTCTTTGGCAAGCGCCCAGTCAATGCAGATGATTTACAACGCGCCATTATTGCAACGCTACCTGACAGATCGGTACGCGAATTCAAAAGCCTTACTGAAATGCGTGATACGTTAGGTGTGTCAATCGCAACGATTATCAGGGCATGCAAATCAGGCAACCCGGTGAAGTGTGGAGCAATTGCCGGGTGGGTGTTGTCATACAAAGACGCGCCACAAAATGTTGCTCCCGTCATCCCGCCGGAGTATGCACACCTGCCGCGCAGTCGTCAGCAGGCAAAGGAAGAAGGAGCCAAACAATACTTTACCGGCATTCCCTGTGATCGCGGCCATTTAAGCGTTAGATCGACTAAAGGAACATGTATAGAATGCAGGCGCGAAGACGATAAGCTCGCATATCAAAAAACCAAGGAGACAGCATGCAAGAAAAACGTGTAAGCCTGACAGGTCGCAAACTGATGATTGCTATTCCCGCGTATGACGGAAAGATCAATATCCAGTCTGCCTTTGAACTCCCGCAACTGGCTTTGTCTGCGGCGAAGTACGGGTTCAATATCCAGCTTGTTCATATGTCAGGCTGCTCAATCATCACCCGCGCTCGCAACTCTTTGGTCAATCAGTTCCTAGAGTCGGACTGCACAGAACTTCTGTTCATCGACGCTGACATTCACTTTAAGCGCGATGATGTGATCCGCATCATGGCTCTTGGCGGGGATAAAGATGTGCTGGCAGGAGCGTACCCTCGCCGCGCCAAGGATCAAATGTTTTTCACCGACATCTACTACAACGATCACGGCGGCATTGACCTGACGGAAGAAGGCTTGCTACAGGTTGAGCGTATTGGTACCGGGTTCATGTTGATCCGCCGCCACGTGTTTGAAGCACTGCGCGACAAGCACCCGGAGTGGAAATATTGGGTGGATGTGGAGAAAACGCACCATTACTCGTTCTTTGACTTCTTGGTTACGCCGGAAGGGTACATGGGCGAGGACTATTTGTTCTGTGATCGAGTCAGGGCAGAAGGGTTTAAGGTATATTTGGATTCGGAGATTAACCTCGGCCACTACGGCACGACGGAATTTACCGGCCATTTTGGGGAGCAAGTGCTCCAGCCGATGATTAAAAACGCTATGAAAAACAGTGTTTGACCGCACTAAACAGCCGTGCTAAAAAGTAGGTAACCCGGGAATACTGGGTGTGTCCGACAGACCCGGCTGACTTCATGCAGACGGACACACCGAACCGCATGAGGGACAATTTATGACGTTCAGCACCTTTTCGGGGCCGCTTCGCGCTGGCACCGTCAAAGAGGGCGTGGGTGAAAACACCGGCCTCGTTCAACTGGCTCGCTCTGCCACTATCGGCTTTGCAGCGATGACCACCTCTCCCACCGCTCAGGCACTCTTCACGCTGCCTGCCGGTTCTAAGATTCTTCGTTTCAATGTGGAAGTGGTGACTGCCATTTCCGGCGGTTCGGTATCTAACGTCGGCGTGACTATTGGCGATTCTGGTACGGCCAACAAGTACGTCACCACGTTCAATACGGGTTTGACTTCCGTGAAGGTGGCACAGGCGACCATTGATGCGGCAACGGTAGTGGCGCAGACCAATAATCTTGGCACCTCGGATGTCGCCGTGCTTGGCACCTTCACGGCAGCGGGCGGCAATCCTACCGCCGGTTCAATTGTGGTTACGGTGGAATATATGCAGCGTCTTGATAATGGGGCGCAAGTTCCGGCATCGGCGTAACGTAGGAGCCTGAAATGGCAAAGACCAATTACAGCCCGACGTTCCCGATGTACCCGGGCGGCGCGGTAGCCATTACGCCGAGTAATACGGTGAATTTAGCAAACCCGTCCGTTGTGTATGTAGGATCAACCGGAAATGTGCGAGTTCTGACAGCGCAAGGCGATGATGTAACGTTTAATAACGTTCCGGCAGGCGCAGTGTTGCCCGTGCAAGTTATTCGGGTGTATGCAACCAGCACAACGGCGACCAATTTGGTCGGCATTTACTGACATGACGCTAGGCTTTGGGTTCGGGTTTCCAAGACGGTGGCCGGGAGCGACCGTTTGGACGCCCGCAGTAATTCAAACCGCGCTGTGGCTGGACGCCAACGACACCAGCACAATCACGCTCAATGGCTTGACCGTCAGCCAATGGAATGACAAGAGCGGAAATGGTCGGAATGCTACACAGCCAACGGCAGCATCTCAGCCAACGTTCGCTACCGGGGAAAATTTATTGCAATGGAGCGAGCAGTTCAATAATGCCTTCTGGACAAAGCGCGGCACAGCAACAATTACGGCAAATGACACAACGGCACCGGATGGGACGCTCACAGCGGATAGGTTGTCTGGCTTAAACACCACAACGAACGACATATTTAACTCAAATTACCTGTCGTTTATCATGGGTACGCCGGGTGCGGCCTTTACCCCGTCTATTTATATCAAACGGATTTCCACAACCGGCACGTTCTCGATTGGTAACACGGTCAATGACAATCTGTACGGGCGTTGGACTGTTGATCTCGCACAGTTACCTGATGCCTGGGTGAGAATTACCGCAACGACGACTGGAGTCACGGTCAATGTGCCGTTTGTGTTTGACCCAAATGGGTACGGTGGCATCCTATTGCGCGGCGTGACGGGTGGCGCACTGTCAATGCACATCTGGGGAGCGCAGATAAATCGCACGGCTGTTTTGGGAGCGTACCAAAAAACCGAAGGAACAGCAGTTTTGGATATTGGCGGCAAGCCAACTATAAATTGGAGCGGGGCAAACAACATATTCCTCGACACCGCATCGTGGTCACTGGCGCCCAGCCGCAAGTACGCCACTGTGACCGTGGCCGCCTCGCCAACCTGGGGCGGCGGCAACCGCTACGGTCGGATTTGGGTGTCGCGCTCGGGATACCCGCAGGGTTACCTGGGACAGGGTGAGCAGGCAGGGTCGGCGCTGGCCATCGGCGGAACGATGTTGACCACCGGAGCGGTCACGGGTGTTTCGGGCGCCAATGTCGTCTCGCACTCGTTCGGCACCAGCGGTCTGTCCGACAACGAATTCGACATCGCCGTCAACGGTGGCACGCCGGTCTCGCTCACGGGCAATACCGGCGCGCTGGGAACCGCCGGCATCCGCATCGGCGCAGACCTCACCGTCACGAACGGCGGCAACACCTGGGACGGCCAGATCGGCGAGATCGTCATCGTGAGTGGCGACCTGTCTGCCGCTGACCGCCGGCGCCTCGAAGGCTACCTCGCTTGGAAATGGGGGCTGGAAGCAAACCTGCCGTCGAACCATCCTTATAAACTCTTGCCACCCACGGTGTGACATGAACGAATACTTGGTCTTTGAAACTGAAGCCGAAGCACAAGCAGCACTTGAAACGATTTATGCCAATATGGTGGGCGCAATCAACTCGCCAGACTTGGAAAACGTAACGACTGGTGAGGTGGTGGATAAAGACAATCTGACACCAGAAGAAGTCGTGGAGATTGACGCGGATCAGCGACATTTTCCGATTTTTGGGGTCAATGCTGCTACTGGCGCAAAGGATCACGACGACGGCTATACGACTGCGTGGTCTGTGGCGCAGCAAACGGCGCAAGGGCAATGGGTATTCCCAAAGCCGACGGATGAATTGATGGATGGGTTAGAAGGTTATACAGTGACGGAATTTAACCAAGACTGGTTTCCGAGCGTACAAACAAATGTCTAAGAAGTCGGTATCTTTGTCGGTTGGGCGTGGCGAGAAGCTGCCTGTGGCGCGTGGGGCAGGTTTAACCGCGAAGGGCCGCGCACGCCTTAACAAAGAAACTGGATCAAACTTGAAGCCACCGGCTCCTAATCCTAAAACAAAGTCTGATGCAGCAAGAAAGAAATCTTTCTGCGCAAGAATGGCGGGGAACAAGGGGCCAATGAAAGACGAACAGGGGCGCCCCACGCGAAAAGCCGCAAGTTTAAAACGTTGGGGATGCTAATAATGAGGTATGAGGATTTAGACGAAACAACTCGCGCCGGGTTGGACGCGTTATCGGTGCTGACAGTAGTGGGGACACTCATAGACATGCTGCCTTCCATCGCTGCCGTAGTTACAATTGTATGGACGAGCATCCGTATTTATGAAACGGATACCGTGCAGAAGTTGTTACGCCGAAAACCGAACGAAAACGGTGACAAAAATGCCGAGTAAATCCGCAGCACAGCATCGGCTGATGCAAGCCGTGGCGCATAGTCCTGAGTTTTCCAAGAAGATTGGGGTGCCGATGTCCGTCGGCAAAGAGTTTGTCAAGGCTGATAAGGGCCGTAAATTCAAAGAGGGTGGAGAAATGGCTGAATCGAAAAAGATGGTGAAGAAAGAAGTGGCGTTCATGAAATCCAAGGGTGCGCCTAAGTCAATGATTGCCCACGAAGAATCGGAAGTGAAGGGCATGAAGAAGGGCGGCAAGTGCTACGCTGCGGGCGGCTATACTCGTGCGGCTGACGGTATTGCACAGAAGGGCAAGACCAAGGCAAAGCAGATTGTGATGAAAGGCAAGAAGTAATGCCGGAAGAAAAGCGTAGCGAAGACCCGCTGGAAGGTGCTCAGTACGGCCCAAAAGAACCTCGTAGTCGTGCGCAGCGATTGATGGACACGTTATCTGACGTTGATCTGTACGCAGCCGCGCAGTCATTAGGCCCGACCGGATATGGGGTGGGCGGCATGACGAGCGTGGCAGGGAAAGCGTCAAAAGCCGCCAAGCCAGCAAGTAAGGCAAAGTATGCCAAGGGTGGGAAAGTTGGGTCGGCGTCTAAGCGTGCAGATGGGATTGCTCAACGTGGCAAGACAAAAGGCCGTATGGTCTGATGGAGAGTCATCATGATGGCAAGCAGGGGTATGGGCGCAATCAGCCCGTCCAAGATGCCCAAGGGCAAGAAGATCAAGCGCAAGGATCATCCTCAAGATGTGACGATGTATCAGGAGGGTGGCAAGGTTGGCCTGTACGAGAACGTCCATCGCAAGCGTGAGCGTATTGCAGCGGGTTCCAAAGAGAAGATGAGGAAGCCCGGTAGCAAAGGCGCTCCGACCGAGGAAGCGTTCCGCAAGTCGGCACTCACAGCCAAGAGGTAATTATGGCAACATCCGGCACGACGGCGTTTAACCCGGAATTTACCGAGCTGGCTGAAATGGCGTGGGCACAAGCTGGCCGTGAAATGCGGTCTGGCTTTGACCTTCGCGTGGCTCGGTTTGCCATGAACATGCTGACGATTGAGTTGGCAAATCGTGGTATTAACCTATGGACAATCGAGCAGGGCACCATTCCTCTTGAGCAGGGCGTCAATACCTACAACCTTCCGGCTGACACGATTGATCTGTTGGAGCATGTCATTCGCACCAGCGCAGGCATGCAGAACAACCAGACTGATCTGAATATCACGCGGATCAGCGTATCAACCTACTCCACAATCCCGAACAAGCTGACACAAAGCCGACCGATCCAAGTATGGATTCAACGGCTGCGGGATAATCCAAAGATTACGGTGTGGCCGACGCCCGATCAAGGCACGGCTGGAAACCCGTACTACACGTTTGTCTATTGGCGTATGCGCCGTATTCAGGATGCAGGCGCTGGGATTGAGACGCAAGACCTACCGTTCCGGTTTCTCCCGGCGATTATTGCTGGCTTGGCGTATCAGATCGCACTTAAGACGCCGGAGCTGATTCAGCGTGTGCAAGTTCTAAAGGCTGAGTACGACCAACAGTTTGACTTGGCTGCGGGCGAGGATCGAGAAAAGGCCGCTCTTAGGCTTGTGCCACGCGCGCAGTTTATTGGTGGTGGTGCGCGGTAATGAGTAACAGGTTTTCCAGCGGCAAGTTCTCAATTGCACAGTGTGATGTGTGCGGATTCAGGTATAAACTGAAAGAGCTTAAAGCGCTGGTGATTAAAACAAAGCAAGTCAGCATCTTGGCTTGCCCGACATGCTGGACGCCGGATCATCCTCAACTTCAATTGGGTATGTATCCGGTAGATGATCCACAAGCGGTACGGAATCCACGCCGTGATAGTACCTATACACAGTCCGGCCAAACCAGTATTGGTACGTTTGGCGAAGGTAGCCGGATTGTTCAGTGGGGATGGAACCCGGTCGGTGGGGCAAGTTTGGATGCGGCAGGTCTGGTGCCTAATGCGTTGGTCGCCAAGGCAGAAGTAGGCCAAGTAACAGTTTCTTAGGGGATAAACATGGAAATGAAGAAAGTGGCTAAGACGGAAGCCAAAAAAGCGGTCAAAGCGCATGAGAAAAAGATGCACGCTCAGAAGTTTGCCAAAGGCGGCAAGACTAACGCTCAAATGAAAGAACTCGGGCGCGGTTTGGCTAAGGTGGCAAATCAGAAGAAGTCGTCATTCACCTACAAAGGCGAAAAGACCAATGCCTAAGTTCAGCAAGAAGTTGATGGGCAAAGAGGTTGGTCAGGCATCTACCTACGCGGAGCCGCATACCATGCAAGGCAAAAAGACTAAAGAGCAGGACTACGGGCGGGACATCCCGTTCAAAAAGAAGAAGAACTGGAAGCCAATGGACGGCGTGTCCATGAGCCTTGACGATGACGTTAAGACTGCTGGCATCAAGATTCGTGGCACCGGCGCTGCCAAAAAGGGCGTGACGGCCCGAGGCCCGATGGGTTGAGATCATGCTGTATGCCGATCTGGTAGCCCGCGTCAGCGATACGACGGAAAACACTTTTGATACCGCCGTGATGGATAACTTCATCCGTCAGGCGGAAACACGCATTTACCAGACGGTGCAGCTTGCGAATCTGCGGAAGGACACAAGCGGCACGCTGGTGATTGGGACGCCGACGGTCAATTGCCCGACCGATCTACTGTCTATTTATTCAGTAGCCGTGGTGGATGCAGGCGGTGCGTGGAATTTTCTGCTCAACAAAGACATCAACTTTCTGCGGGAAGCGTACCCGAATCCCAATACGACGGGGACGCCACGGCACTACGCTATCACGCAGCCCGCAACGGGCAATGACTTGACTTTACGCCTGACGTTCGCGCCGACGCCGAGCGCAGCATTGACGTATCAACTCAATTATTCCTACCGGCCAGAATCTATTGTCACTGCTAACGAGACATGGCTTGGGGATCACTTTGATAACGCGCTGTTCAATGGCACGTTGGTTGAAGCGGCGCGATACATGAAGGCCGAGCCTGACATCGTGAAGCTGTACAACGATATGTACGAGCAATCAATTGCACTCCTCAAGAACTTGGGCGATGGCAAGCAGCGTCAGGACGGCTACCGTAGCGGCCAAGTCAGAATACAGGTGAATTGATGATTGCCCAGACCCAATGCACCAGCTTCAAGGCAGAGTGCTACCAAGGCATTCATGACCTGATAAACGACACGATCAAGGTAGCGCTCTATACCAGCGCAGCAGACTTGAGCGAAAGCACGACGGCATATTCCGCAACCAACGAAATTACGGGCACCGGATATGTAGCAGGCGGGCAGGTGATGACGGGCGTTACCGTCAATTCCCGCGGATTGGTAGCGTATGTGAATTTCAGCAATGTGGTATGGAGTCCAGCGCAATTTACGGCTCGTGGCGCGTTGATTTATAACGCCAGCAAAGCTGATCGAGCTATTGCAGTGCTGGATTTTGGTTCAGACAAAAGCACCAGTACGACCTTTACATTGAGCATGCCCGCAAACACCGAGACGAGCGCACTTATCAGGTCGGCATAAGGAAAAGAAATGGCAACTGCATACACTTCATTGCTTGGATTGGCGCTTCCTGTAACGGGCGAAATTTCAGGTACGTGGGGCGACACGGTTAATAATGCAATTACGTCATTGCTGGATAGTGCAGTGGCAGGCACGACCACGTTAAGTACTGATGCGGATGTAACGCTGACGACCACGACCGGGGCTACCAACCAAGCGCGGCAGGCCATTCTGTTATGCAGCGGTGCAAGGACGGCGATTCGCAACATCACGGCTCCGGCACAGTCCAAGATGTATGTGGTTATCAATAACACCACTGGCGGCTATGGAGTAGTCATTCGTGGCGCAGGCCCGACGACTGGCGTAACTGTTGCTAATGGCAAAACGGCAGTGGTGGTATGGAACGGCAGCGACTTTGTAGAAGTAGCCCCGGCGGTGGCAACTAACTTGTCAGGTGGAACAGCAGGCGCATTGCCTTACCAGACGGCAGCAAATACCACTGCATTCCTGAGTATCGGCACGAACAACTTTGTGCTGACTTCTAACGGCACCGCGCCGGTATGGACAACCAACACCGGCACCGGGAATGTGGTTCGGGCTACGAGTCCGACTATTACGACGCCAACGATTACAACCAGCATTACGGCACCGCTTCTCATTGGCGGCACCGGCACCACAAGCACGCTGGCATTGCGATCCACTTCTGGCGCAGGCACGACGGGTGCAGACATCATCTTCCAGACTGGCAACAACGGTGCCACGGAAGCGATGCGTATTCTAAACAGCGGTAACGTGGGCATTGGAACGTCTAGCCCAGCACAGCTATTGCATGTGCTTGGAACATCAACTAAAGCGTTAATTGCAACGTCAAGCTCAACTGGATTTGCCTCAGTTCAAACACAAAGTGATGGCGGCACCAATGATTTAGAAATTGTGCAATATGGCACGGCAGCGACATCAACGTATTTTGGTGTAAATCGTGCAGGGGCAGCGTTTCTTGGTGCATCGGCCACGACGTTCGGCATGGGTACCAAAGGGGCGAGTCCAGTCATATTAGCGACGAACAATACGGAACGATTGCGTATTGATAGCAGCGGAAATGTTGGCATTGGAACTAGCAGTCCACAAGTAAAGCTTGATGTAGTTGGTGCTATTAAAGTGGCATCATCTGGCGCTGTTCGCGTGACATTAGACAGCACAGATATAAACATTGGGTCAATACAGTTTAATGCAAATGGAGCAGCAAGAAGTTATTTTGGCGGTGCAAATTGGGCAGTTACTCCACCAGCAAGCGCAAATGACACGGCGTTGGTAACGGCTGGAGTATATAACCTAATTTTTGGAACCAATACTGCAGAACGAGTACGCATTGACAGCAGTGGCAACGTAGGAATTGGAACGAGCAATCCGGGGCAAAAGCTGCAAGTTGCTGGAAATATAAAAATTGAAGATACCTACTCATTATTTATGGGTGTAGGGTCAGAGCAAAGAATTTTTGCGGCTGGAACGTCTAACAATACTTATTTAACTTTTAGCCAATGGGTAACGTCCAGCTATACAGAAAGAATGCGAATTGATAGCAACGGGAATGTCGGTATAGGAATATCAAGTCCGGCTCGTATGTTGCATGTATCTAGCACAAATCCATCAGCATTTTTTGACCGCGACGGAGGGAATCCCGGTGCAATAGGGTTGCGAGGAAGTCGTGGCACTTTATCTGCGCCGACACAATCACTGGCAAATGACACGCTTGGGGCCGTATCAGGATTTGGTTATACAAGTGCTTCATCATTTACAAGCGCTGGTATCGCCAATATGGCTTTCTACGCAGCAGAAGCGCTAACTAGCACGGCGCAAGGGTCGTATATAACATTTTCTACGACATCTATAGGCACAGCCACTCCAAGCGAACGGATGCTTATTAGCAGCGCAGGGAATGTTGGTATTGGGGTAACTTCCCCGGCCAGTAAACTTGAAGTTAGTGGAGTTATTAGATCGTCGGGCGCATCTACGCTATTAGCTGCAACTGACGGCGCTGCTACGTCCACCGATGCCACTGGTTTTGGGTACGCATCCGTAAATACTTCTGCTACTACGGGATCATATACGCAGTTTGGATTTGGCGTTGTTGCAGGAGACGGAACAGGACAGAACGCCTATCTTCGCGCAGTTTCAACCGCTAGCGGAAATACGCCAGAATTATCGTTTTTACAGCGCGTTGGTAACACAATCGTAGAGCGCATGCGTATTAATTCCGCAGGTAACGTAGGAATCGGCACCGCATCGCCAGTCAATAAGCTAGATGTATTCGGGTCATTTGGCCGTGGCGCACCCGTTACCAAGACTACTAACTTTACGCTGGCAGCAACAGAAAATTGGGTAATCTGCAATGGCGCTGGCACCATTACGGTCACGCTACCAGCAGCATCAAGCTGGACGGGTCGTGAAGT